ATGGCCTGGTTGGCGGATTTCGCCGCATCGCCAGCCTTGAGCGCGCTGGAGCCTAGCTCAACGATGCTCTTGTTCGTGTTGTCGATGGTCGAGCCGCGATTGCCGTAATAGTCCGTCGCCAGACCCGCCTGAGAACCCAGCACACCGGCCTGCCCCTGCGTGCCCTGCTGATACATCTGCATGTAGGGCAACAGTGCCTGCCGCTCCTGACCGAGCGTGTTGCTCGCAAGGCCGCTGGCGAAGCTCATGGCGTCCGTATCGGTATTGCCAGAGCCGAGCATGCCCTGAGCCGCCCGCGCTCGGGTGAGCGCCTGCATGCCCTGATCCATGTTGAACTGGTAGCCGCCCGAGCCCTCAAGCGCCTTCTGGATGTCGGCGCCTGAGCCCAGCGTCAGAGCGCCGTACTTGTCCATGCCGGGGGACGCGGCGTCCTTCATCCCTGCATACTGGTCGCCAGCCTGCCCGAGGAAGCCCTGAGCGGTATCGTAGCCCTTCCCAAGCTCACCGAGGACCATGCTCTCGTTGTCTTTGAGAATGTTGCTGCCCCACATGGCAGCGGTGCGTGCCCCTTTCGCGGTCGCCATATGAGTATCCTCCTAGAAAGCCGGCACGGCGGCGTAAACCGTCGTCGGGTTTGCGCGCGTTTCGTTCACCGCAAGGCGCAAGGTCTCGATTTGAGCGGATTGCTCTGCGACGACCTTCAGCAGGCTCGCAAGAAACAGGTAGTATTCCGGGTCGAGGACGTTGTCCGGCATCTGAACGGCGCGGTCGCCAATGTCAGGAAGTGCGGGGATGCGCTGAGCCATCAGCCCCTCCCCTCAACTGTGACTTCGCCGCCGAAGAGCGTGAAGTGTGCCGGGTCCGAGATATCGACCTTGACTTGCAGCCCCTTCGCAGAGGCCGTGCCCAGCCGGTTGACGCGGCAACCCTGCTTGTATTTCCCCTGCGGCCCGATTTCGCGCAGCACAGGGCTACCGAAGGTCACGCCGCCATCGTGCGACCACGACACGGACGCCACCGGGTTAGTCTCGATGGGCTCGGCGCCTGGTGCAACGCCCACGCCCGCCATGATGTCCAAATCCAGCCGCGAGACCGCAGCCCGCGCCGGAAACCCGCTCATCGTGGCCGAGACGACGCTGGCCGTCAGAGGATCGCCAAACTCGAACCCATAGTCAGGATCGATCAGCCCGAACTTCCCGGTCGCCTCGTCTCCGATCACCCAGCCGCCAAAGCACTTGACCGAGGCCGCAGCCCGCCAACGGTCGGAACCGTAGCTCTTGCGCTCGAACCAGGAGCCGGCCGAAAGATCGTAGCACCATGTCCATTCAGGACAGCTCAAGCACCAAACCGAATGCCCTTCGTGCTCATAGACGGTCGCCTTGAGCGTCGTCTTGTCCGACAGGCGTTGCAAAGCCTTGGAGACCGAAGGGGAAGAGATCGGCTCAGGGATACCGCCATTGATGCGCGAAACGACGTTCTCGCTGCCCGCAAAGATGAGCGTATTCGACCAGTCGTTTTCTGCCCCGGCGATTGCATCTGCGCCGGGGATACCGCGTGGAATCGTGGCGAGATAGCTGAATGGGAAGCCGGTCGCATTGCCAGTGTTGGGCCAAATCTCTATGGTCTGAGGCCCGCAAGCATAAAGGTTCTTGCCCAACGCCACGACGCGAAGAAGCCCGTCTGGCTTGCTCTCCGCGAAGGCGGTGTCGAGTGTGTTGATCGATGTATCGTTCAGGCCGGTGGACCGCATGCGGGCGTTGCCGTAGCCGAAAACGAAATAGCCCCCCAGGAAACAGACCGAATTGGGCGAACCAACATCCGCATCAGGATAGGATGAAGCGCCCGTCGTCAGGTCAATCACGAAGGCAGAGGAATCCGTCACCGCAACAATGTCGGGCGTCGGGCTCTTGTTGTTGCGGGCGAAATAGACCGTCTCCGAACCCGCAAATGCGCCGATATCGGTGAGGATGTAGGTGCCGCCTGACAGCGTGATCGTCACCAGCCGGTCGTCGAGCGCCGCCAGCGTCACGCCGTTGATTTCGATCATGCCACGGCAATGGCTGTAATCGCTCGTCTCGATGATGGCCCTGATGCCAGGGACGCGGCTGCGCTTGACCCGACCATCCGCCAGCTTTTCCGCGAAGGTGTTGACCATCCGGCCGCCGCTCTCCGCAAACTTCCCCGGCGCCGATGCGAGCGGGAAAGGTACAGCAACGCGTGCCATCAGAAGTAATCCGCCGCGAGCGTCACATAGAGCGGCCCCGAGGCCGTGACCTTCCGAATGCGGATTTCCTGGGCGAGACGGTACTCCTCGCTGTAGGGGCGGCCGAAGTCGTCACCAGTCTCGTTCGCCAGCATTCGGGCGAGCGGCAGGAACACGGCATCGTCGATGGCGTCGAGATTGCCGATGGTGAGGACGCCGTTGGCATCAAGCTCGCTTGTCAGCGGTTCAACGCACTCGTTGACCTTTGCCGTGTCCTCCGGCGCCTGCGGCTGGCCCGACCCCTCCTGCTGAAGGATGGACAGCGCCTTGGCGACAAGCTCAGCCCGCGTTTTCGGCATCGCTCACACCGTCATAGCCAGAGAGCCAGCGGTCTTCCTCAGGCTTGCCGCGATAGGCCGGGGGGACAATGCGCTTCTTGCCAGCAGCCTTCGCGGCCAAGCCTCGGCCCCATACGGGATCAATGGCGTGGCCCTGTGCGGGCATTTCGCGCGCGCTGATAAGATGCGTCTGCTCCTCCGCGCGTCGTTCCAGATGTGAATGCGTTGACGCCTTCTCGACCAGACCGGCGGGAACGTCCGTCCACTCGTCGCGGGAGAAGGTCAGGCCGAAAATCACTTGCGGCGAAGGACCATGCCCGTTCGCGCGGGGGTCACCGATGAACCGAAACTGAGCCATGTCGCCCTCATGAAAAAGGCGGGGCACCGAAGCGCCCCGCCCTGCTGATGGTTCGTCGCCCTGGGATCAGGGAACGACGTAGTAGACCACGACCGAAAGCGTTCCGGCGGCGAAAGTCGCCGCCGTCGCAACGGCATTCACCGTGATCGTGGTTTCGGCAGAGAAGGTCTGCGGGCCGTCCGTATTCAACTTGCCGGCGAAGGCGAAGTTGTAGCCGCCCTCCGGCTTCACGCCGGCCACGGTATCTGTCGTCATCGGGCCGAAATTGCCAAACCCGTCAGGGTCCGCCAGTTCGACGCCGTTGGCCGCCCAGCCCACATCGATATCGAGCGTTTCGGCGGCGTTGGTATCGAGGTCGTCGGAGTAGATATGGCCCCCGACGACGACCGCACCCTTGGGAATGCGGCACATCTCGTAGACATCGGACGCGACCGGGTTGGCCGTGACTTCGATGACACCGTAAGCAACGCCGAGATTGCCGGCGCCGAGGGGCTTGTAGACCGGGAACGACGCAGCGGCCCGAGCAGCAGTGAAAGTTGCCATGTCAGTTGCTCCTTACGCTGCGGTCGAGGACGAGAAGAACCCGGTCACGATGCCATGGTCCTTGAGATCGTCACGGTCGCCCGCGCCGGTCCCGAAGACCATTTTGTCGATGCCGTAGATCGCGGAAATTTCGATGCCGAACTTGTCGCCGTAATCGAACTCTTCCGTCTTGGAACGCCAGCGGCGCGCATAAGCTGCGCCGATGGCCTGGGCACCACACAGGAAGGCCGGGACGACCGTGGACGACGAGTCCCCGAGCGCGGTCAGCGTCGAGTAGTCGTACAGGTCGTGGGCTTCCTTGATGATCACGCCGTTCCAGAGAAGGTCGCCGCCCTTGAACAGGCGGTTGTTCTCCATCTCCAGGCTGACTTCGCGCTGGGCCTGCCGAAGCGCCGTGTCCGCCTTGAGGTCGCGGAAGGCCAGCGGGTGGGCGTACATCGTGAAGTAGTACCGCCCGTTCGTCTCAGAACGGATGGGACGGATCTTCGGGTTGCAGCGGTTCATCGCCATGAACTTCATCTGGTCGATGGCGTCGATGGTCAGGCGTTCCGCCGCCGTGCCGGCCGTCAGCGTGGCAAGGCCCGCCGACAGGTCGGTGTTGGCGGAATAGGCGTTGTTGCCCCACCAGACGCGATCAGCGTTGTCCACCAGCCAGGCATCAAGCGCAGCCTGGTTGCCTGCAAGAGCAACATCCGTCGCATTCATCGCGACGCCGCCCATCTTGCCAAGCGCGATTGAGATCAGACGTTCGGTGTCCTTGAGCGACCACTCTTTGAGCGTGAACTTGGCGGCCTCGCGGAGCGAGAACGCGTTGAACTGCTCATCGATCTCCGCAATGCGGACGGCGTGGCGACGCTTGTCCACGGCAAGCTCAAACGAGCGCTCGCCCATGTCCTCTTCGTTGCCTTCCATCGTGGCACGGCCGGTGGTGGCGGCCTGCGTCAGCTTGTTGACGAGCGCAAAGTTGATGCGGTCGCCCTTCTTCTTGGTGAGGTTCTCCTTCACCTGAATGATGGAGTTCTCGTTCGTGCCCATTTCACCGGCATAGCGGTTGTCGGTGAGGTATTCGGTGAAGAACTGATCGTCCCACTGTTCGGGAGTCAGGTTCGCGATTGCGCGAGTGTCGGCCATTGGTGGCTATCCCTTCGGGATGAGGGACACCGCCAAGCGCGCAACAAAAAACCCGCCTCGGAGGGCGGGTTGGTTAGCGTCGCTTGAAGATGTCTTCGATTGGTGTTGGGCCGCCCCATGCCGGCCCGGCTCGGGTTCCGACGTTTCGGGCGGTTGCGAAGTTCGAAGGCATGACCGGCGCGGGCGTATTGCCTGCGGGGGCTGCGCCTCCCTGAATTTCGGCCATCACCTGAGCGCGGATTTCGGCCTCTTTCTGAGCCCGCCATGCGGCAGGGTCAGCGCCGATCTCGCTCATGGTGCTGGTATGCTGATGCCACTGGACGGCTGCCGCATACGGGTTCGGAGCGGCCATGATCCGGCGATGAATCTCCGGGTCGATGGAGCTTGTCCTGACCGCATTGTCGAAGGCATCCACGGCCTTCGCGACAACGTCCGGCTGGAACTGGATATCCGCCACCTGACGCGCCATGGCCTTCATCTGCTGTTGCAGAGGGCTGACCACTTCCGCAGCCTGCGAACGAACGAAGGCGTTGGGGTCTTCCCAAATTTCGGGCACGGGGGCCGGCTCAGGCTGGGCCTGCTTCGGCGCGACCGCGCTCATCATCTGAGAGAAGCGCTGTTCCCACTGAGCATTCTGCTGTTCGAGCTTCGTCTGAAACTCGGCAACCTGCTCGGTGTACCGCTTGACCTTGCTCCGCTCCGCATGTAGCGCCGCGAGCGGGACTTTCCCCGTTTCGTCGGCTTGCGGTTCGGTCTCGGAAGACGGCTCAGGCTGGCCTTGCGGCTGCTCCTGCGCGGTCTCAGGTTTTGCGGTGGTTGTGGTGGCTTCCGAAACGGGCGCGGGTTCGCGCTCGCCGGAAAGGATGCTTTCCAGAGAGGACATCAGTTTTCCTGTTTACGTGAGGGTCACGAAGCGCCCGCAGTCCGGCGACGACATCCCTTTAGTGAGGTGGGACAGGCCTCTAGCGCCCGTTGAGCCCGGCGGCGGCTATGGAAGGCTTGGCGAGCCTTCAATTCTCAGGCGAGCGGATCGCTCGTATCGACGGAAGCGGGAGAGAGGGCTTTCCAGCCGACCCAGTCGTGGATCGCATCACCGAAGAAGCGCGGATAATGCGAGTAGCTGTGTCTCAGGCTGCTAGGAGGATCGCTTCAAGAGCGGCGTCCTCATCTTCTTCCTCGGCAACGCGAGCGGCCTCATCGGCCCGCACCCGTGCCGCATGGGCCTCCATGACGGCCATACTGGCCCGATTGATCGCCAGCGCCGTCTCCAGTTCGGCAAGCCTTGCGAAATCCGCCGGTTCCGGGTCATCATCCTGCTCTATCGCGGCGATTTGTGCCGCAATCCGGTCTTCCTCTTCGGCCAGCAGCCGCTGACGAAGCTCTTCATCGAGACGACCGACGCGGCCCCTTCTCCGAGCCCTTGGAGAACTGCCATGCAGCCCACCGGCTGCGCTGACGCGACCCGCTCCGAACGTATCGCCATCGACAAACAGCGTTCCGGTGATGGTCTGCGGCGAAACCTGCGAGATAGACCCAGCACCGAACGAATCCGGGTCGCTGTAGAGCGTGCCGGTGATCGTGACGGACCCAACCGATAGGGAGCCAGCGCCGAACTGGTCGGCATCCTGGTAGAGCGTGCCGGTCAGAGTGACGGGTCCGACAGAAACCGTCCCCGCCCCAAAGCTGTCGCTGTCCGAGAACAATGTACCGGTCAGCGTCACCGCACCGCGCGTAATCGTCCCCGCGCCGAAGGAATCGGTGTCCGAGAACAGCGTTCCCGTCAGCGTCACAGGCCCGGTGGTGATGACCCCCGATCCGAATGCGTCACTGTCGCTGAACAGCGTACCCGTGAGCGTCTGCGTGCTGCCGCCCTGGCTGACAACGCCAGCACCGAAGCTGTCTCCATCGCTGAACAGGGTTCCGGTCAGCGTGACCGGCCCAACCGAAATGGACCCGGCACCGAACGCGTCGGTATCGGTAAAGAGCGTTCCGGTCAGCGTTTGCGGGCTGGAGCCGCCGCCTCCGATAATCGTGAAGCCGGTAGGCGGGCTATAGGTCGTTGTGTCGGCTTGGAGAGTGACCGACTTAGATCCGCCGGTGCTGTAGAGGCGCGCTGCCGGAAGATACGTGCCGGCCGTGAGCGTCGCGAAGCCAGTCCCTGCTGCCGGGTTGCCTAGAATCCAAGTCCCGTTTTTGCTGATGTAGACCTTGGTGCCGTCGAGCGCCCAGCCGATGATATCGTTGGCCGCCAGAGACCCTGAAAAGGTCGTGATAGGCGCGCCCGCGATCCAATCGAGCAACGCCAGCGTGCCGCCGCCGAAGTCGACCAGCGAAGAGCCCTGACCGCCTGACATCGTCGCCCAATTGAAGGCCGTTGTCGCGATGGTGCTGAGCGTTTCGTCGGCATGACCGATCTTGGTTTCGCAGTAGGTCTTCGATCCGAACGCGTTCGTCGCGCGAACGCCTTGGTCGACCCCCGAAGTGGTGGCGATATTGTTCCCGCCCGAGAGCGTGATGCTTGCTGTCTTATCTGACGGGTTCCATGTCGTCGCCATGGCCTAGCGCCGCGTCAGATCGTGAAGATTCCGCCAGCGGCCCATGTGATGGTGATGTCGCCACCGTTGGGCGTCACAGGCAGGCCGGTATAGCCAGTGTCGAGATAGGCCACGAGACGCGAGGTCGCAGACGAGCCCGTATCGATGTAGATCACGATGGCCTCTGCCGAGTTGCCCGACACCGCCGTATAGGTCACGTCCGCCGCATCAAAGGTGCCGTTGGTGTAGGTCTTGGAAGCCAGCGTGGCCGCAGTCCCGACTGTGCCCGAAAGCGACGACTGGAATTCGTGCGAAGCGCTGTAGGTGTACGTCCCCGTGTCGACCAGCACCGCCTTCACGGTCCCGCTGAGTGACGAGTTGGAGACCGCCGCAATGACGGCCTCCTTCCATTTCGGATAGATCGCGTTTGCCATGTCGGCTCCTTATTGTGCGAGTTCGACGCCAGCCACGCGCCCATCAGGGCCGCGAACGATGCGCTTGGGCGCTTGCATGGCTTTGATCGCTTCAGCCATCATGGCTTGTGTCTGTTCGATCATGTCGCCCTGCTCTGCCAAGGCTGCGCCGATCTGCTCGATGGCCATAACGACAGGCGCGAGGTTCGCAGGGCCGGCCTCTCCTGCCGGGGCGGATTCGCTCGACGATGCAGGCGGCGCGGCATCATTAGCCGCGTCCTGCGCCATCTGCTGCGGGGCAAGCTGCGTATCGACCTGGGCCTGATCGGCTTTGGCGTAGTTGAGGACGGCAGCAGAGCGCTTCTGCTCTGCACTCGCCAGAATTTCGAGAACTTCAGGCTCGCTCAGGCCTGGGTCGGCCTGTTGCGGCTGCTGCTGATCGGGCGTCAATGCCGCCTGCGCCTGAGCTTGCTTGAGCTGCGCGCTGGCCTGCGTCTCCGCGACCTTCGCCTCAGCCATCCCCATTTCCAGCATCTTCATGCGTTCTTGAAGCTGGGCAACCTCTGGCGGGACCTTCTTGCTCTCGTCCATCGCAGCGAGCACCTGTTCCTTGTTCTTCAGGCTCGGCATCGCCATCAGGATTGCGCGGAACGGCAGTTCGCCGTTCGCGTCCATCTTCTTCAGCTCGACGAGCGACTGGAACTGCTCAAGCTGCGGCGTCAGCCCATCGGGCGCGTCATCGATGATGATGTCGCAATCCAGTTCGGCCACGCTGCCGACCGTGCCGGCGATCTTGTCGGGATGCTGCTGCTTCAGCATCTCCGCTTGCTGCGGGTCGATGTTGAGGCCGAGCCATTTGACGTTGCGCTCGTCGTCGGTGACGCGAACCCACTTCTCTGCGGTCCAGTATTGCCGGATGCGATACCAGATGGCCCGGAAGACGCGGATATCCATGTCGCGCAGGCTGTCCATCAGCGGCGCGATCTCCATCGCCCCGCCCTGCTGGCTTGCGATGATCGCCTTGCCCGATGCTGCGCTCTTCTGAAGCGCATTGCCCTGCAACGCGATGTTGCCGGCCATCATGTCGATTTCGTTCTTGGCCTCCTGCAAGAGCTGCATGTGCGCCGCCGCAAGCTCGGTTCGCACATCATCGCGGATCTTGTCGAAGTAGCCGGGATTGACCTCCTTGACGCCATCGGGGCGGGCGGATTCCTTGCGGAACTTCTCGACATCATCGACCGCGCCCTTTTCGAGCGTGACCTGAGACACGTTGAGCAGGTGCAGCGCCTTGGAGCGCCGCTTGTTGATCTCGTCCTGCGGGCTGATCATCTCGCGAACGAGGCCGTAGCGCTCGTTCTCGCGGTTGACATAGGCCGAGCCGAACACAAGCTCGCAGTCGCTCTCACCCTTGTCGGTGACGAATGGCGACTTGCCAGCCTTCAGAATGCCGCCCTTGGTGAACTCCGCGAAATACCAGACGTTTTCGCGCTTGATCCACATGTAGACGATGCGGACACGCTTGCGCTTCTTGTCTGCCCACACCCTGAATTTCGGCTTGTCGTCGTAGGTGTCCGAGAGCGACGCGCTGTCGAGCGTCGTGCTCAGAAAATCGAGGGCATCGGGGTTGTCCTTGTACTCCGCGACTGCCTCGTCGTAGTCCTTCCAGAGCACGCCGCCGAGGTAGCCTGCATCCGAGTAATCAGACTCGCTTGAATGCGGGTCCGCGAACATGCGATCCCAAGCCACGCGATGGATTGTGATCTGAGCGCCGTCGTATCCATCCTTGACGCTGACACGGTAGCCGCCCGAGCCTTCGACCACGAGGTTGTCGAACACGCGGGAGCGAAGCTGATCGAACCGCTGGTCATCCGCGACATAGCGGAGAGCCTGCTGAACACCATCCGCATCAGCCTCATGCTTGGGAGTACGAGGCAGTGCCCGAGGATCGACACGCTGGCCCATCTCGTAGCCGCGTAGAAAGTCCACCTTCCGCTTGATGCGGTTGATGATGGTGACCGGCTGCTTGCGCTTATTCAGTTCCTTGATCTGCGCGGCGGTCAATTGGATGTTGTCGACGTAATCGCGGTCGCGCTCGGCAAGCTGGCGTGATGTCGTCGTAGCGTCTTCCGAGGCCTCGAACATCTCGACAAGCTCGGTGACGCTGAGCTGTCCAGCCTCAGTGCTGGCGATGTCAGCTACACCGTTTTCCATGAATCGGAATCCTCGCTGTCACGCTCGCGGTCGTAGCGGTCGCGCTTCGGCTTTTCGGTGGGGCGAGTGGGCGGGATCCATGGTCGCGACATGCAGGCGTAACGCGCCTCGTCCGCGATGTGGTCTTCACTGGCCGTATCGAGGTCTTCGGCCTTCATCGGGTCGTGCTGGAGCACCGGGACCGTGCGGATGAAGTCCTTGCAGGATGAGAACACGTAGAGCATCGGCACACCGTCGAGCCCGGCGATGCGTTGACGCATCTCATCCCAGCCGCCCATGGCGCCGTTCTTGCCGATGCGCTTGTTATCTGCGGGGCGAAAGTGCAGCCCGAGCTTGCCGAATATTTCCGAACGCGCGGGGCCGCCATCTTCGCTGAAGATTGACGGGTCAGCGACGCCGCCTGTGATCTTCACGCCCTTGTCATCGCGCTCCAGAATGCCGCGCCCGACGAGTTCGGTTTCAAGCCTTAGCCCTGTGTCTGGCTTGTCAGGCTGACAGCCGTACCATTCTCGGTATCGGACCAGAGCACCCCTGGGGATAGTAAGTGACGAACGTGGCTGTTGATCTGAGCCATCAGGTCGTCCGTAACCACCCCCGACCCCGCTAGCGACCCGATAATCATCCCCCGCGACGGCCCACCATCCTGCGGAAAATGGCTTCGCATATCCCCAATCAAAGGAACGAAACTTAAGCCAGTCTTGCGGGATTTCGAACGGCTGAACGACATTCCGGTTGCTCCACTTGTCGAAGAACGCGCCTTCGATGGCCGACCAGTCACCCTCTAGCCACGCACGGACCAAAGCCTCGCTGCCGACCAGATGCAGGCGGTTGATGTAGCCGGGGTCCCCATGCAAAAGGACGCGATTGTCCGTAATCCGCGACGGGATTACGGCCATCTTGTGGACTTCGCCATTGCTCAACTGGCGGGTGACAACCTTCGGACCTTGCGGGAACGGGATCAGATTATACCGCGCTGCGATCCAGTGCTGACCAGCGCCGCCAGGGTTGGCGGTCAGGATCAGTTGCACAGGCACGCCAGAAGATGACCGCAGCACGCCGAACAGCCGGTCAATGGGCGTCGGGTCAGGATATTGCCCAGCCTCTTCAACCCACGCGTCGGTGACGTTGCGGCCTTGGTATTCCTCAGCGTCCTTGACGCTATCGAGATAGGCGAAAGCGACACGCCCTCCATTGGGCATCCGCCAAATCAGCTTGCTCTCGTTGAACTTGCCGCCGAGAGGCTTGAAGATGTCCTTGCTGCGCTCGATTGCGTCTTCGCTCGAGACCGTCGTGCGGCGAAACATGATCGCGTTGAACTTCGCGCCATAGCGCTGCTCTTTGAGAGCCCATTTCCCGAGAACGCCGTCTGTCTTGCCGCCGCCGCGTGCACCCCCGAAGAACACCTCTGACAACGGGCACTGTATCAATGCGAGCTGAGGTTTCGACTGCGGACGCCAAACAACCTCAGTGCGACGTTCCGTGCTCGGTTTCCCATTCCTCTGCGGTTGGGAGGTCGTCGCTGACAACATGCTCGATGTTCACGTTCTCTGTGCGCTCGACGAACATGCCGAGTTCCTTGCCGAGAAGATTGAGCGCCTGGTTGCTCGGGCCGAAGTCGCCAGCGAGCTTCGCCTTGGTCGCGTTGTCGACAAGCTGCTCAAGGACCCATTCGCGAGAAAGCATGACATTCTCGACCGCGCGCTCTTGCAGCTCAGCCACTCTGGCCTGAACCTTGTCATTCCTTGTCAGGCGCGATGCATTGGGCTCGCTCGGCTCGTAGCCCGCGTTCTGGTAGGCTTCGGACTGGCTCTTGCCCTTGGCTAGCTCTTGAGCGAAGCGCTCGTGACGGGCGTTACTGAGAGCCGCCATGCTGCTGTGTCCAACGAAAAAGCCCCGCCGTGAGGCAGGGCTGTGGGGATCGACGAGGCCGGGCTTGATACCGGCTGGCCGGGTACGGCTCGAACCTGGGTCCGCTTTGTGGGCTCACACGGCACGGCCAACGCCACAGACGCCGTTTATATGACCGACCACTTCGCTACGCTGGCAGAAGCGTCTGCTGCCTCGATACACCGTTTCGCGTGTCCATCCACGCCGCTCGTCGAACTCTGAAACGCAAAAGCGCCCGGCCATCTCTGGCTCAGGCGCAAAATGCGATGGGATATATTCTGCGCCGAATGGATGTGGAATGTCAAGCGGGTTAGGTGTTGTCAGCTTCCTTGCGAGACCGTGAATCCCTGCGGACGATAGCCGCCCCTATGTCGAAGCCTTCGCGCTTCACTCTGTCCATGATGTCCGCGTGCTCGTGCCATTCCTCCAGCGGGGTCGAGCGGATCTTGTCAATTATGCCGCGCTGTTCTTCCTGCCATATTCTGAGGCTTTGCATTCGCTCGTGGTTCATGCCGCCCTCCTATCTTCCCCGCGCCAGAATTCACCATGTAACCTTTTGGCCGCTTGCTGGTGAGCGGCATGCGCAGCCTCGATTGTGGTGAAGAGTCCGAGATATTCTTTGACGCCGCCGACCTTGATCTCAGCTTGCCATTTGCCAGCGCCCTTGTGCCAATAGACGCCCTTGAACCCGCTCTTGTTATCTTTGCGTCGCCCTGTGTTCCGCATATTCTCGGAGCGCGTCGCTTGTCTGAGATTGGCCTCGCGATTGTTGAGGCCATCGCCGTCAATATGGTCAACATCGAACCCGGCGGGCGCTCTCGTCACCACGCGGTGGAGGTAGGTCTTAACGGGCCTGCCGGTCCTATGGTCGGTCGTGACAGCATAGACCCTCTTCCCGCTGATCTGCGCGCACCAATATTGCGCTTCAACAAGCGGCACGCTCGCAGCGTCGATCACCGCTTCATACCCCTTGGTGAGCATAATATACGCGTCGTTGCCCTCAATACGGATAGGGCGTATTTGCCGGTGAGCCATTGCGCGGTCCTTTCGCGTGGTGGTTAGGGCCGAGGCGGTGTCGCAAGCACCAAATCGGCCCGATTAACCTAGCAGATTCAAGGCTATGCGGCAAGGAATGGTCACGCGGCGCGGCGATCTTCGCCCTGCCAAGGCAACCCGAAGTGCTCAGCGAGCAACTTCAACCCCTCCACGGCATGATAGGCCATGTGAAACGGCGGGGTCCATGTTTCCTCGTGGTGCTCGCAGCATAGGTCAAGAGTGGCTTGGCGAGTGGCGTGGCCCGCGCGTTGCAGGATCGTGTTGGCCTTGGTGAACTGCTCGATAGCGCGCATGGAGCGCTCTTCGTCCTCGGGCGCGTTGCTGCCTCCGGAGGTTACAGCCATCGGCCTGCGTGATGCCATTGCCGCCTGCCAGGATGCATAGATGCTGGCGAGCCTGTTGGCAGCCTCGTAGAGGGCTTTCCTGCTGACGCCGCTGGTGTGGTGGCGGTCGTCTTCGAGAAGGCGGCCCACTGTCGTCCCCCTCCACTCTGATAGCTTGCCGGCGCGATGGTGCTGGGCCAAGGCTGTCATGCGTGGATCAACCCCTGCGCGGCTGATGGCTCCGCTCTTGGTACGCACTGAACTCGCCTTCCGTTTCCGCCCGGCCTTAGATGCCATTGCTATCTGCCCCCATCCATGAGCGGCGCCTACCGCGCCAAATGTCGCTTACTGTTGATTGGTGGATGCCGAATTCCGATGCGATAGACTGTTGCGTGCGCCCAGAACCCTTGAGAGCCAGCACTTGGGCTGCGTCCGCGTCGCTGAGCTTGGCCGCCCCGCAACGCTCGCCCCGGATCATCGTGCCGTGCCAAATCTGGTCTTGGACATTCTCCAGGGGCGTAGCCCAGCGCAGATGCTTCGGGCTCACGCACCCAATATGCCCACGGCCACAGGAATGCGCGGCGTGAAACACCCCAGCCGGCGGTTGGCCATGAGCTAACTCACACATCACGCGGCTAGCCGAATGTT